TTAGAATCTGCCGGTGTTGAGCCGGGTCTGTAGGGCGCGTGCGGTGCCGGGGCCGAACCATGAGTCCTGCGCGACGCCGAGGTGCTGTTGGATGGCGCGGATGGTGGCGGGGCCGAGCAGCCCGTCCGCAGTGAGGTTGAGGCGGTGCTGGACGGCGCGGATGAGGTTGCTGCCGCCGCCCCCGTAGCGCACGCACGAGTCCACGAGCGCGGGACGCCCCCACGTGCGGCCGTCCGGCCTGACCTGTCCGCTGATGATGCCGTCCACGGTGGTGCCCATGACCTGCTGCCATTTGCGGATGGTGGCGGGGCCGCATGAGCCGTCGACCGCGAGCTTGCCCGTGCCGCCGCTGCTTGCGGAGCCGCCGCCCGACGACGTGGCGCTGCCGTTGTAGGCGGGGCGCAGGATGGCCGCGACCGTGTTCCATGCGCGGGTGCGGCGGGCTACGCGCCCGTTGTTGGTGTTGCCCTCGATGGTCTGGATGTACGAGCCGTGGTTGGCCTCCACGAAGCCGATGTGGTCGACCACGCCGCCGTCCCAGTTGAAGATCACGAGGTCGCCCGGGCGGGCGCTGCGCGTGCTGACCGCGCGGGAGCGTCCGGCTGACAGCACGTAGGGCACGTAGGCGGCGGGCAGTCCGGGGAACGGCTGGCCCGCCCTGCTCATGACCCATGACACGAACATGGCGCAGAACGGGACTCCCGACGCGCCGTAGTAGGAGCCGTGGGATTGCGCGTACCAGCGGCCGTATCTGGTGCCGGGCTGCGGGTCGGTCCAGCGGCTGTAGCCGATTTCGCCCGCCGCGATCCTGAGGACATCACTCGCCGTCGCCATAGGTCACCTCCTCGATGGGTGCCACGTCGGCGGTCGCGTCGGCTCCCTTGGAGTCGGACACGGCGTGCGCCACCTGCGTGGCCTCGCCTGTGGTGTCGGTAGTGGTGGCGACGATGTTGGCTTTGAGCGCGTTGGTGAGCTGCTGTCCCTGCACGGCGGCCGTGGTGACGTTGTTGTTGCGCCACCACGCCCAGACGGATGCGATGACGGCGATGACGCCGGTGATCGCGGTGCTCACCTGATCCGACGTGAACGGCAGCTGGCTGATGCCGGCGATGCTCAGGCCGGTCTGCGCGACGCTGAAGAGCTGGACGATCAGCAGGACGATTGCCTTGGTGCGTTCCACGGTCAGGCCGGGAATCGACGGGCTGACGGCCTTGTGGTCGGGCTGGTTTGGCGTGTTTGCCATGATGGTTCTCCTTACATGAAGAAGCCCCACGGGGTGTGGGGCTTTAGTTGGTTTTATAGAGTCGGGCGCCCAGATGGGCGTTCGCGTAGGTTTTGCCGGAACTGGCGCGGATTTTGAGCGTGTAGCTGCCGGCCGTGAGGTGCGCCGTGAGCACGGGGTTGGCGGGGTTGCCGTTCATGGCCGCGTCCCATGGCGCGAAGTTGCGCATGACGAACGAGAACAGGCCGGGGCGTCGAATCGGCGGCGCACCGGCGAGAACTCGGCGGAACCCCTCACCGGGTCGAGGCTCCCGTCAGCCTTCGGTCGCTTGACGCTCAGATTAATCGTTGTCATTGTGCCGCTCCTTTGGTTGGCTATCGGTGGTGGACATGGTTTCGGGCGCGATGTCCGCGCGCAGCTCATCCGGCAACGACGGCTTGGGATGCCGGACGAGGAAATCCGGTTTGACCAGCTCGCAGAAATCCTGCAGCCAGTGGAACAGGCGGCGCGTGTACCCCACCGCCGTGAAATACTTGTGCTGCACCCGCTCCAGATGCCTGATCTGCTCCTCCTGATAGGCGACCTGCTCCTGCAGCGGGTCGATGATGCTCTGCGTGAGGATCTTCACGGCCTTGTCGGCGGCGTCCGCGGTGATGCCGTCTATGTCGGCCTCCGTCTTCCTGCGGTTGCTCCACGCTCCCACAAGACCGCCGACACCGCCGCCGCCGATGAGCGCGAGGATGATCGACGTCCAGAACTCCTGGCTCGCGAACAATTCCTGGAATGGTGGCATCATGCCTTCTTTCTGCTAAAAAACGGGAATCCCACACGGTGCGGCCGTTCCATGAGGCCGTTATGCGTGTGGGATTTTGGAGGTTGAGAGATGTTGTTGCAAGAGTTTTGGAACGACCGGTTTTGGCCGTATTGCGTCGATAATCTGCGCGAGTCCACGTGGGTCGGCTACGAGAGCGCATGGCGGTTGCATGTCATGCCGGTTTTCGGTGGCATGGATCTGGGCGCGATCAGCGTGGAGCTCGTGGACAAGTGGCTGGCCCGATTCGACGAGCCGGGAGCCGCCCGCAAAGCATGGGCAGTCCTACGCGCCATGCTCAGGAAGGCGATACGCTGGAACCTGCTGGACGTGGACATCACGAGACGTGACATCCGGCTGCCTCAACGCCGCCGTTACGAGCCGCGGCTGCTGACCACGCGGCAGACGCGCGACATGCTGCGCGGCTTCTACGGGCATGACTTGGAGGCATGGCTGATCTGCGCCGCATCATGCGGATTGCGCACCGAGGAGGGACTGGGACTCGAATGGGCCGACCTTGACCTGCGCCGTGGCGTCCTGCACGTGGAGCGCGGCCTGCAATGGGTCAAAGGCCACGATGTCGTCGTCGAGCCGAAGACAGAGCTGAGCCGCCGAACGTTGCCGTTGCCGCGTTTCGCGGTCAAACGGTTGCGCGAGCTCAAACCGCGCGACGGTGGTCGGCTTATCGGCGAGCGCACGCCCCCGCAGGTCGCGAGAGCCTACGTGTCATGGTGCAAGCGGCATAATCTACCGCACGTGCCCGCGAGGAACCTACGCCACTCGTGGGCGACGAACACGCTGGCGGCGGGAGCCGATATCGCCATCGTGAGCAAAATGCTCGGACACAGCGACATCAAAACCACCGCAAAGTATTACCTCAAACCGGACATCTCAGCCCTGCGTGACGCACAGCGCCTCTTCGAGCGAGCCTTGATAGCCTGTGGGATTCCCTAACCCAGACGCCTCTCATCGCGAAATTCAAGTGGCAGAACACGGCGTCGTTCGTGCCGGACAGATACGGCGGCGGCATGGGAATCATCGTGGACCGGCGCAACCGGCTCCTGCATGTGGACCTGAGCGGTTTCCGCAGCAAGGTCACAGTCGGCAACTTCCCGGTGTTCCAGTATGCGTCCGGCCCGCGGCCGTCCAAGACAATCAAACTTGGTTGCCTGTGGTCGATCCCGAACGACAATTACGGCAAACAGGCGACGTGGGGCACGGACGGCATTATCGCGGTTATCGGAAGCCTGGCGAATGGTGACCGGTGCATACACACGCCCCGCACGCTACCCATCCCCGACGGGGTCACGTTCGCCTAGGAGCGGTTCCACACGGTAATCCAGCAGCCGGAGACGCCGATGAATCGGCCGACATTGCCGGTGCCGTTCAACCGCATGCTGCCGTCGGGACTCACGACAAGGTAGAATGTGGCGTCGCCGCCGTTGTCGGAGCCGTGCAGCACCGCGTTAGCGCCGTCCGCCGGACGGAATCCCTCGGGAATCTTCTCGTTGACCGCCACGTTGCCGACGCTCTTGAAACTACCGGTGAGCGTGATGTACGCGTTCGCGACGACCACGCACCCTACCTTGGTCAGGGTGATGGTCCTGTCGCTGTACGGCATCTTGAGCTGCCCCGTCTCAAACTGGGTTAGGGAATCCCACACGTCGCTCATCGGCTTCAGGACGTTGAACAGTGCGACGGGCGTGCCGATGGTGATGCCGTCGAGCGGAATCCTGTAGAGGGGCATGTCGTAGGTGGTGCCGCCGTCCAACGGGCTGGTCGTGTTGATCGTGGGGTCCGTGGGCGTGCCCGTGGTGGGCGTGCCCTTGACCACGAGCAGTTGAGCCGATTCGATCGACTGACTGCCTTTCGTGTACCGGCATACGACCAGATCGTTGCGTTTCATGCCCTGCGAGCCGTTCGTGACGATCAGGTCCTCGGGCCTGCCCTGGTTGACGTGTCGGCCCTGCATGACCAGCTCGCCCGTGCCGATGGTCACCTTGTTCGCGCTGACTACCGTGATTTCGAACTTGTCATGCACGTTCAGGACATAATCATCCAAGCCGAGAATGCCGGCGTTCAAACCCGCCGCCTGCTCCGCTGTCGCGTGCGCCTTGCCCGCATGACCGGTGACGAGTTCAACCATTCTGCTTGCCTCCGTTCTGCATCCAACTGTCGAAGCTGTTATCAAAGTCCTTGAGCTTGTTCACATAGTCCGCGTAATCCTGATCGCAAAACAGGTAGTCGTGGCCCGTGCCGGTGGAGTCCAGCCGGTTGACGTTGTACCACGTCTTGATATCCGGATCGTCCAAGTCCTTGTACCATTTGTTTCTGCCGCAACGGTCGCATTGCATGACCGTCGCATTGTCGATACGCGCCATAATGGCCCCCTTCCTAATCGGCCTCGTAATCGACGGACAAGACGCCGCCCGAGACCTTGACGATTTTCTTGCTGATAGTCGCGTTGACGGTGATGCCGGTGAGATTGTCACGTGCGGTCACGGTGTCGCCCACGTCGAACACCACGTTCGCGTCATCACGGACGGTGACCTTCACGTCACCCTCGGATTGCAGTTCCTGCAACTTCTCACGTGTCTTCTGATTCAGCTCGGCGGTTTCGGCGTTGCTGTAGTCGTAGACCTGCGTTATCTCGTCCACGCCCTTGAGCGACTGGGATTGGCTGACGTTGCCTTTCGCGTCCGCATACCAGTGGACGACCACGCGGGCCGCCAAATCGCCCTTGCCCAGGCCGATGAGATGATTCGGTTTGCGCCACGTGCGGGTCGCGTCGAAATCGATGAGGTCGCTGTCAATCGAGTCGCCGTAATGCGCGACAGGCTCAGCCCAGATGTTGACCCGGCCGGACGCATAGGCAAGCCTGAGTTTCAGTCCGTTGGCCTCGCACATCTTCCTCAAACCCGTATAGCAGTCCGTGTAGCGGTCGAACTGGTATTGTTTGATGGTTGGGTCGTCACTGCCGTCAGGCGGTACAACCGCGTCGAACACCGAATCCAACCCGACGCGACTGATGAGCGAGCCGATGACCGTGCTGGCCGTGCCGCTCACGGTGAGATAATCCTTGCCCTTATCAGGCTCCAAAATCTTGTTCGCCAACATGCCGTGCCACGTGCGACCGCCGTAGGTGAGGGTGCTGCGGCCGTCCTTCAGCGAGTCCTTCAGGGAGTCCACGACGCCACCGCATTCGCCGCCGTCGAAATACACGTAGCTACCGGCATCGATGAGCCGGTCCACGGTCAGTTCGAAATCGTTCTCGTCCGCGCCCCACGCGGCGTCGAGCGTGAAGTCCTCAAGGCTGGCTTGGTCCACGTGGCTCGCATCGGTGACGATCAGTTCCGCCATGGTGGCTCGCTTTCCTCCTGATAGACGGTCAAATCGACGCCGAAGCCGCTCCACTGCACGATGGAATCGCCGGCCGGTATCGGCTGGAAGATGTATTCGCCCCCGTTGAGACCGGTTCCGCGCCGGCCTTTGTCGAACACGTTGGTTTTGTCTCCGTTCTCGGCGGTCATGACGATGGTGCGAAGGCCTGCAATCGAGGTGACGGTCACGTAGGAGCCCGAGGGTATGTCCATGTCGAGCGCGTACGTGTTGCCGCCCAACGTGAGTTGCGGGTTCGACACCGGTCCGAATATCACCATCTGGAACGGCATGGCAGTGGGCATGGGATTCGAGGCCACCGCGTTCCTCGTGGTCGCCAGATAATCATGCGGATAATCATGCGGATAGTCGAGGTCCAGTCCGGGCGTGAGCGCGTCGCTCCAGAAGCGCTGCGATTCCCCGGCCTTACGCCAGATGCCGTCAAGCATGACCACGGTGAGCTTCTGCTGGATTATCACCGGCGTGATGGTCTGCGGCTCCGCCTTGACCACGTAGGCGCGAGTCGTCCAGCCGTCAGCATCAAACATGCCCGGCGTTCCTGCGGCAACGTCGGCATCGAACAGGCGGCGCGTCGAATCCACCTTCTCGGGGCAGCGGACATAGGTTAGGTCAAGCTCGGCCTCGCGCGCCGTGCGACTTACTCCGGTCAGACTCCGGTATCCGATGGTGTACGACCATTCGCGACCGCGCAGCCCATCCGCCGTCTGAGCCCAGATACCGGGCCCTTCCAGTGGGATCGTCTCACCGGTCGAGGCGCATATATAACTAAGCGATCGCATTTCGTATCACCCTTCCGAGTTCACGACCATCCACCTCGATGCCAAGCTTCTCCATAATCAGCGGCATATCCGCGTGCAGTGCGCGCAGTTCCGACAGGAGTTCGCCAAGCAGCTCACCGGACGATGTTTCGCTACTTGTGGGAACGGCGGTTCCAACTGACTTCACGCCGTATCCGGCAGCTACGTCCGGGGTCGTGAACCTCGTAGATGCGACACCGGAGGCCATGTCGTTCATGCTGGCCATGACGGCAGCTTGGCTGTTGCTGATGCCCTGGGCGAGGCCGAGGCCGATGTTCCGACCTATCTGGTCGCGGAACAGGCGTGATGGCGAGTGGATGCCGAGCATGTTCTTCACGTCGGCGATGGCGTCTTTCACGCCGCCGAGAATGGCGCTGCCGACTTGGCCGATACTGCCCGTGATGCCGTTGATTATGCCCTGCACGATCTGCGAGCCGATGGACACCATGCGTCCCGGTATGGATGCAAGCGTGTTGACCAGATTGCTGAGGAACTGCTGTCCCGCCCGCAACGCGCCTGATGCCATGCTGCTGGCGAACGAGCCAACCGCACTTATCGCGCCGGAAAGCCCGGCACCGATGCGTCCGGGCACCTGCGAAATGTAGGAGCCGATGGACGAAAGGAACCGTGAGCCGGCGTTGACCGCGTTCGACGCCATTTGCCCGACGAAGCTGGCTGCGGCGCTTATCGCACCGCTCAGCCATGAGCCTACGTTCGACGGAAGCTGGGAGATGAACGTGCCGACGTTGCTGAGGAACTGGGAGCCTGCGGAAAGCGCGTTGGCACCCATCTGCGCGGCCCAGCTCGCCACCGACGCGACCGTGGAGGTCAGCCAGTTCCATATGTTGCCCGGCAGCTGCATAAGGAACGTGCCGAGGTTCGTGAGGAACTGCTGGCCCGCAGAAATCGCCTGAGAGCCGAGCTGCGCGGCCCACAGCACCACGAACGTGATGCCATAGGCGAGCCAGTAGGCTATCGTCGCCGGAAGATTCGTGAGGAAGTTCGCTATGTTCGAGACGAACTGCTGTCCCGCCTGCAACGCCGACTGGCCGAAGCTCACCGCCCACGTGCCAATCGACGTAATCAGGTTCGACAACGCCGTCCCGATCGCGGAAGGCAGTTGCTGGAACCATTGAATGACAGACTGGATCGCGTTCGGAATCGTCTGCGTGAAGAAGTTCGCGATGTTCTGGCCGAGACCGGTGACGAACGACACCACCGACTGCCACGCGGAAGAGAGGAACGAGGTGAACGCCGCCCACGCCTTGCGGCCTGTCTCGGTCTGCGTGAAGAACCAGACAAGAGCCGACACAAGGGCCGCTATCGCGGTGACCACGAGAACAATTGGGTTTGCGTTCATTGCCGCGTTGAGCACCCATTGTCCGGCTGCGGCGATTTTCGCCGCCGCGTCGAACGATTTCAATGCGGTGACGGCTGCGGATATGAGGCTCGCCGTCTTGAACGCCGCGAAACCACCCGCGATGCCAGCAATGATGGTTCGTATCGCATCGCCGTTGCCGATCGCCCAATCACCAAGCGACTGCAATGTGGACGCGAGTTTTTCGACAAATGGGGCGGCGGCGTTGAATACGTCGCCCACGAGCTGGCCGATGGAGGCTGCGACGCCACCGTTCTGACCGACCGCGAGGAAACCGGTTACTGCGTCTGACAATCCCTGACCGAGTTGCGTGAGGCCCTTCCAGAGTTCGCTGAGCGAAGCGAGGAACGCCTGCACGCCGCCGCTGTCGGAAAGCGTGCCGATGAAGATGCTCACGTTGCGGGTAAGCGCGATCCACCAGTTGACGAGAGGGGAGATGATGTTGTTCAATCCCGTGAGGAAGTTCTGCAAGCCCCCGCCATTCGTGACGACATCGAGCAGACTCCCGCCGAATGCCTGCGCGTTCGCCGCCAGACCTTTCAGATACATGCCGAGCTGCCCGAAATCGGACTTCCAGATCGACACGAGCGGCTGCGCGGCCTGCGCCGCCTTGCCGAACCAGCCTTTCACGCCGGTGACCATGCTCGCCGCAGCGTCGCCGACCTTGCCGAACTGGCTGGAGAAACCGTTAATCGCTCCGGCTATGTTCTCCACTCCCACGGCCTCGATGACCTTCTGCACGGCCTTGGCGACGCGGTTCTTCACGTTCTCCATGGCCGTGCCGATGCCCTGAGTCGCGTCCTTCGCCTGCTGGGCGAACGAGGCGTATTTGCCGAAACCGTTCTGGTTCAGTTCCATGACCTTCTTGTTGAAATCATCGAAACTGATCGACCCGTTTTTCATGGCCTCATACAGGTCGTTTGAGTTCTTCCCTGCGCCCAGCATGGCCTCGGCCACTTGGTTGAGCTGGCCCGGCATGGCGGCCTGAATCGAACGCCATGCCTGCATGTCCACTTTGCCCGCACTCAGCATTTGCGTGTACTGGGTGAGCGCGTTCTCCTGCTCCATCGTGCTTGCACCGCCTGCAAGCATGGCGTTGTTGAACGCCAAAGCGATGTCGGTGGCCTCGTCGAGGTTCGAGGTCAGTGGGGCGAGCTGCTGCACCATGCCGGTCATTGCCGAACTTGTGGTCGGCAGGCCGTCCAAGGCGTTCGAAATCTTCTTGATGGATGCGGCCGCGTCCTGCGAACTGTAGCCGAGGTTTTTCATGACCTTCGGGAAATTGTTCATCTGATCGGCGCGGCCGACCGCGCTGCCGATGCTGTTCGAGATGACGCCCATAGCCTTGGTCGTGACCGCCGCAGCCGCGCCGATGATGCCTCCCTTGGCGAGCAGGCCGGACGCGAAGCCCTTGCCGGCCTGACCGCCGCCCTTGCTTCCCGCGTTCTGGGATGCGTCGCCGAACGCCTTTTCGATGGCCTTGCCGACGCCTTCCATCGAGGGGACGATGGGCACGTAGGCGGTCGCGAGATTATAGGCCATTGTTTCGCCTTCCTCTGTTTGGTTATGGTTGTCCGGTCTGCGGTCGGTTCCTCACACTGTTCACGGTCGTGAACCGTTGGTTCATGAATCGGTCGAGTTGTCCGACGGTCATGCCCACGGCCTTGATGGTGCGCGTGCGGCGTACGGTATTCCCATCGGGGTTTTCGGGCTGCTGGCCGGATTCGTGGGATGATTTTGGCAGTGGATTGCCTGGACGCGGCAACGGATTGGGCCGAGGACCTCGTTTCTTCGGGTCCTCGTTGCCCCACATCCACAGGTTCATCTGTTCGATGCGCAGCACGGCGAGATACTGGTCGAACGTCCACGCGCGCGCCGTGTTCAGTTCTTGCCAGACACGCGATCCATCCGGCAGATTCACGGCCAGCAGCGCGGCCTGCATGGGCGGAAGGTCTCGGACGGCAAGCCCGTACTCTCTTCTCATGTCCGCCGCCAACTGGTCGGGGCAGCGGTCGAGAAGGAGCACGAGCGTCATGAGTTTGGGAAAGCCTTACCCATCTCCTCGAACAGCTCGGTCAGGAAGGTGCCCATGGTTTCGCCGTCGATACGACCGTCAGCCCCTCGCAATCCATTCTTGACCTTGTCGTATGAGTCGCCGAGAAGTCGGCGTAGGAATGGGATGATTTGCAAGGCGTTACCCTTCGGGTCGGCTTGAAGGTCGTAGAGAGATTCCATGAACTCCCAATCGTCCAAAACCTTCGGGTCGATACCGATATCGATTCCACGGACGTTGACACGGCGAACCGTATTCTTGGACTGCTTGTGGTCCTGTGGATGGCTGGCAATCTGGTTGGCGTTTGTGTTGCGGTGGCTTCGGTTGCGTGACATTCTGATTCTCCTTGATAAAAAAAGCGGTTCTCTCCTTGACGGTTAAAAAAGGGTTCCCCTCGCGGCAAGGAGAGAAGAAAGGAATCCGCGAGGGGAAGCGTTGGCTAGTCGAGCCGTTGCGGTCATGGTCAGAGACTCTGGTCTTTTGGGATGCCGATATATTCGATGGAGGTGACACCATCGCCCATGTCGTTCGCGTTCACAGTGAGGTCATAGCCGAGCACGTCGCTCGAATGCATCTGGCGGTCGCCGAATTCGGAACGGGTTGCGGAACCGATGACGGTACGGTCCTTCACGTTGCCGGTTGCAACGATCTCGAACACGAGCGAGACCGGTGTATCGTCGGGCATCTGATGCTTGATGACCATGCTCTTGTCCTTGCCGGTCACCGCGTCGTTGCCGTAGCGCATCTGCGCCGCTGCCTTGCGCAGGAACTCGATGAGCACGAACTGGTAGCTTTCGGAGTAGCTGGAGACGACTTTCATCACGGTCGTACCGTTCGCGTCCTTGACTTCGGCGGTGTCGGTGTCGGTCGTGTTGGTGATGCCGTCCTCCGACAGGTAGCCGATGAGCTGGAAAGCGGGGTCGAGTGCGCTTTCCGAATCGGTGGGCAATGCGGTGCCGACGGGTGCCGCGTACGCGTAGCCGCCGACCTTGAACTTGCCGAACGACACGTTTGTGGAATCGTTCTTCGTTGTTGTTTCATTAGCCATGATTAGGCCCTTTCTGGAAATGATGCTCATTCGTCGGTCTTGACGGTGAGCTGGATGAGTATCTGGTAGCGTGGCCGTCCGTCCGGCATGGGGAAGTCGGTCAGGCCGGTGATATCCCAATCGGCCACCTCGGGCAGTTCAACGATGCGTTTCAACCGTGGCAGCACGAGACGCTGTGCCACGTCCGAAGCCTCCCAGCGTGAAGCGGCCCACACCTGCACAGCGATCAATGGTCTCGACACGAACCGGCCTTCCGAACCTCCCGTGCGTTCCACGGTGACGAACGGGATACGGTTCGTGGCGCTGGATTCGGCGGGAACCTCGAAGCTCGCGGGATAATCCTTGAGTTCGGGTGCCGCGTTGAGCCAGTCCATGACCAGCTTCTCCGCGTTCATCAGCCGCCTCCCAACGCCTTGGCGAGCGTGTCGCGCACGGCGTTATCGATGCGCGCGGCGAGATTATCCGTATGCACGAGCACCGTCGCGCCCTTCTCGTTCGCCCGCGGGCCCTCCGCCGTGTACGACGGCTGCCCCGCGTGAGTCGGCGCGGCCATGGAGTTGGCGCGGGCCGCGATCTTCTGTGCCTCCGACAAGGCGGCGCGAGCGCCCTCGTTGCGCCTGTACGCCTGGAATGCCGAATAATGCAGTTTCACCCGTTTCATGCACTATCCCTCCGCGTCGGTGACTTCGACCGTGAGATTCCAGGCGGTCGGCTTCATGCCGCCGCCCAATGGCCTCGGGTCTCCGATCACCTCGTAGTCATGTGAATTGATGCGCACACTCGCCCCGCGCAGACTCCGGTATGCGTAGCTGCGGGGGAAGAGGCAGGTGAATGCAACGGTCACGCCGTCAGGTCGAATCGAGTCGGTGGCGTTGCTCATCGCGCCTGGTGAGACGAGCACGTTGCCCACCGATTCGATATCGACCTTCGTGACGGGCGAACCGCCCGGGTCGGTCTCGCCCGTGGGCGTGTAGCGCACCACTTTCACGGTTTCGCCCCTCATGACGCCTCCCCGTTCGACAGGTCGATGCTGTAGAAGCGTTGACCGGTGAGCCTGAGCGCCTTCTTCTGCCCCTTGGACAAGTAGAATTCGCCGCGAGGGTTCGCGAATGTCATGGACTGGGTGAAATTCCCCGCCGTGAGGCTGAGATTGCTGGCACCGGTGGTGTCGAACCCCGCGCCCTCGGTCTGCATGTCGGATGAGATCGCATCCTTGGCGAGCTCGCAGGCGATGCGTTCAAGCGTCGCCCGCGATATGTTCCGCCAACCCGGGCATTGTTCGCGAAGGAACTGCGAGGCATCGGCAAGACGCTGATCCACATAATCGGGGTCGTCCGGCATCTGCTTCCAGCGTTTGGCCAATTCCAAATGCGTGGCAAATGGGTTTTCTCCCGTGTCGTCGAACATGGCGGCCTCCTTAATGTCAGAATGCGATGATGCCGAAGCCGCGTGCTGCGGCCGGCAGCTTCAGTCCCATGGCCATCACTTTGCGGTGGCCTACGCCGCTACGGCGGAGGCCGGCGCGATGACGTACGCCGGGAAGCGCTTGGCCTTGTCCGACTGCACGTCGTTGATCGGGTTGGCGATCTGGAAGCCCACGCGGAACACGACTCGCATGGCCACGCAGTCCTGCTGGGCGAGGTTCAGAATCACCTTGCCGTCGTCGTCCGTGATAACCGCCTGGTCAAGCAGCTTGTAGGTGATGTCCTGACGGATGCCGACCACGAAGTTCGACCAGTCGGCACCGAGCAGCACGGCCTTGGTGGCATCCCACGCGCCGTTATCGACCTCGTTGAGGCCGAAACCGTAGAGGGTGGACGGCGCGCCGGAGGCGAGCGAGGGCACGTAGATCGGGCTGCCGTTGGCGTTGCGCAGGCCGATAAGCTCCCAGTTCAGGCCCGGCTTGCTGGCGAAGCCGTTCATGGCGAAGCCCTGTTCGGCGAGCTTCTGACCCATGCTGGCAACGTCCTTGGCGAGGTCCTTGCCCTGGGTGAGCGTGTTGTGCGCCGCGATGGCCTGCTGGATGATGCCGTCAGGGAAGCTGGAAGGCTTGTCCACGCCGAACAGTGTCGCCTGGTCCAGCTTGTAGCCAAGCGCGGAAGCCAGACGCGGCATGACCTCCGGCCAGATGGGGATGCCGGAATCCGCGATGACGGCCTCCGGGATGGGCACGATGGCCGCAAGCTCCTCGGCCGTGATGCTTAGGCCCGACCATTTCATCTTCGTGGTCTGTTTCAGGCCGGTATCACCGCCCACCCAGTAGGCGATCGGCTTGGAGTCAAGCACCGGCTGCGTGCGCGTGCGGGTGCTCATGCGAATCTGACGCATGCGTGTCAGGGATACGCTCGACTTGGGAGCGTCCTGGATAATCTGGGTGGCGTATTCGGTGGGGATGAGTCCGCCGCCGAGGTCGCCGCTGGTGATGATGGAGTTCACGTTGGAAGCCATCGTCATACCTTCTTTCTATGGAGGGGGTTATTTCTGCTTTTGTTTGAGGAACTGGTCACGGATCCAGTCGCCGGATGTGCCGGATGGTGCGGGCGGCTGGTTGGATTCGGATGAGGCGTGCACCGTGGGCTTGGTTTTGTCGGCGATGTAGTCGGCGAGCGCCTTTCCGTTGGCCTGCATTTCTTCGAGCGTGGAGCCGTGCAGCAGTCCGGCGGGCACGCCGGTTTCCTTGGAGACCTGTGATTTCCATTCGTTCTGCTGTTTTTCCGCCTCGTAGGCAGCGTTCTTGGCTTCAAGCTCTTTGATGTGCTTGGCTGTCTTTTCGGCTTCGGACAGTTGGGCCTCCTTGAGCTGTTGCAGTTCGTCGGCGGCTGCCTTGTTGTCCTTGGCGCGTTTCTCCCATTCGCGGGAATGGGCGACGGCCTCCCGGTATTTGGCCTCGTAGTCGATTTCGGGCGGCTTCGCTCCGTTCTCGGTCGATGCCGCCTGCTGGTTGCCGTTGGCCTCTTCGGTCATGGTTCCTCCTAGTGGGTTGGGCCCGTTTCGGGCAAAAAAAACCACCCGTGCGGGTGGTTGGGGAAAATCTCAGTTCGAGTGCGACGGTCGGGGCACCCCGTAGCCGTCCTTGTAGCGGTCGGGGTAGAGTCGGCGCATCACATAGGTGATCGTGTTGGGGTCGTTCGGGTTTTCGGGGTTGCCTTTTGTGGTGGCCTTTATCATCCGATAGGTGTCGTCGTCCAGGCCGCCGTTCTCGATGAGGCTGCGGGCGTGCGTGTATTCCGAGTACATGCGGTCGGGGTCATAACCCTCGATGTGGGCTTGGTTCCTGTCCCATTCGGGTACGATCTGGCAGTCGCAGTCGTCGTGGAACAGGCTGAACGAGCCTTTGACGTATTTCGCGGTCTTCTCGCTGCGGTACACCCAGCCTCGCGAGCAGAGCATCGTGCAGAACGCGCACGTCTTCGCGCCTCTCGGCACGCGCGCGTACCGTGGTTCGGACGGGTCGTGCTCGCACAGGCGGGCGATGGTTTCACGCCCCGAATACATGACCCAGCGTTGCATCGCGCCGACCAGAAACGCCTGCATGGTCTGCGGGTCCGTCCACAGGTGGCCGGCCTGCCAGCGTATCGTCTTGTCGATGCCATCACCGGGAAACGAGTCGGACAGGTCGTACTCCCACGGGTCTGGCACCGATTCGCCACGGACGCGCATATACCATTCATAGGCGGCATGCGCCGCGAGGTCGCCGTATTTAACGACCAGTTGCGGCACGTAGTCGAGCAGCATGTCACGCTGCCATTCAGGGCTGAGCTGTTGCAGCGTCTCCCACAGTTTCGCCAGATCGCGGCGTGCCAGTTCCACCGCCCTGGCTTGGCTGGCTTGCAACTGGTCCAGTTGCCGGTTGTCCGTCATCCTTGTTGCCTCCGTTCACGAGGGAGTCAAGCACGCTGCGGGTTTCGGCCTTGCGCTTGTCGGCCAACAGGCGTGTGATGTCGGAATCCGTGTAGCCGAGCTTCTCCAACACCACGTCGGAGTTGGCGAGCCATGGAATGGCCGTCACCTGCTTCACGATAGCATCGGAGAGCGCGGCCTGCGATGGGCGTTCGGGGTCACGCCAGTTGACCTGCAGGCGGTCGAGCTCGTCGCTGTCCTCGCTGGTGCCGTTGAGTATGGCGATGTCCCTCGCGGCCTTGCGTAGCTGCACGCCGATGGCGCGGCAGGCGTTCTTCGCCTCGATGACAAGCTCGCTTTCCGCCGCCATGATCGCGTCGGACGAGGAAGGGCCGGAGTCCGTCATCACGCCGAACTGGCTGAGCGGCACGCCGGTCGCGCCGCTCATGCGTGCCGCGAGTGCGCGAAGCATGTCGGTGTGCGGCTGCATGGTCATCTGCGTGAACTGGCCGATGGCGGGTGCCTGGCCGTCCTCGTTGAGGCTGATGTTGAGCATCTTCGAGATGGTGGCTTCCCAGCCGGTCAGCTTCTTGCCGTTCTTGTCCTCGGGCGGCTCGTCAGCGCCGATGAGGTAGCGTTGCGGGCTCGAATAGAATTCGGCGCTTACCTCCATGCGCAGCATGGTGCGAACCGCCGTGTCGGTGATGCTCATGACCTCGCGGCTGATACGCGAGCGGCCAAAGGGGCGGTTCAGGTCCTGATGGTAGGGGATCAGGTAAACGGGCACATGATCCATGTACGTGTTCCGGGGAGCGTCCGCATGATAGCGGCCTGATTGCGCGCGGCGTATACGAATCGTGTAGCCGGGCATGTAGAGCATGAGCTCGGAAGGCACGATGGTGTTCGCCTGCGCGTACTGGGAACGGTCGATATCGGTTATCGACAACGCCGCCGACAGGCCGCGACGGGCGTAATCCCACAGGCCGGTCTCATAGAGCGCGCTGCGGAACGATACCGACACCTTGGAACGCAGACCATCTTCCGGTTCCGCGCTGCGCACATTCAGGAACGAGCATGAATGGGTGAGCGCGCTGCGGATGGCCTGCGGCAGTTCCACGTCGAAGTCGTTGTCGGAAAGAATCGAATCCAAACCCAACGGGTCGCGGTCGTCGGCGCCGACTCCGACGAAACCATCGAACACGATGCGGTCGGCCAAAGCGTCCACCGATTTCTGCGGCCAGCCCACGACCTCGCTTATCCCCGCCATGCTGTCCGGCACGGCGATGGACAGATTCTTAAGCTCGTTTCGTCCGTCGTAGTATTTGGTGCGCAAAAGGTTACGTTCGAGCTTCTGGGACCATTGACGTATCATCAAATCCCACGGTTCTCGGCATTCGTCGGGCAGATTATCGACCTGCACGTTTTCAAGATTCGGAATCTGCATCAGAATGCCACCGCCTTCGCTCTTCTGCCCGGATGACGTTTGGAAGTCTTGACGTTCCAATACGCGAGAGCCACCGCTTCCACGGGACTCACGTCGATGTTCTCCATGGACGTCTCGTAGCCGAACCCGTCTCCGATTTTCCTGTGCTTCGCATGACCCACCGCCTCGTCAAGCAGAGGCTGGCCGAAATGGGTAAGCCCATGGTCGTTCACGGCCTGTTCGAGCATCGAACAAGCGTCCGCCACGTCGGAAGGGCGCGGAACCACGATCACTCTTTTGGACACGCCCTTGTCGATGAGGCTGTTGACCAGGGTGGGCGCTCCCACGCGCCCGTCGATGATGATGCCGATGGCGTTGCGCCACCGTTCCGCACCGTCTTTCTCGGCGGTCAGCCAGTCGGCCAGCCAGCCGGTGCCGCCACGCATGCTGCGCGAGGCGATGACCTCCACGTGAGGCAATTCACCCGACTTGCGGGGCGGGAGCACGCACGCCACGAGGGTGACGTTCGCGCCGTCCGCGCTGAACTTGACCGCATACGAGTTGTAGCCATCCATGCAGGGCTTGTCGGTCTTGCATTCGGCCCAAGCATCCAAGTCGATGTCGGACAGCGCGCCGGCCTGATCGTTCCACCAGCCGAGACGTTCGCGGGCGAAACCGTCAGGGGTCATCTTCTCCGACTCGGAAACGACCACGCTTTTCAGCAGTCTGGTGCCGAGCGATGGATTGTATTGGTACCAGCGTTGCTGGTCGTGCACGTCGCCTATCTCGTTCGCCGCCCATTCGAACCAGCACAGGTTCTTCGGCGGCTTGTCCCTGTGCGCGTTGCGGCGCATGCGCGCGAACACCGTGCCCGGCGAGGTCGGCGGGGTCGGTGTTCCCGTGTAGATGGTCAACGGATTGCCCGAGGGTGCCGACGAGATGGCGGGCTGTATGGCCTCCATCTGCTCGTCGGTCAGCTCCTGCGCCTCGTCGCACACCAGCACGTCCACCGTGAAGCCACGGCCCGAACTCTTCGAACGGGCGATGAACTCAATGCTGCCAC